CCATGACTATGTATCAACACTTAATGCCGGAACTTCAGGTTTACATTTGGCATTACATTTATTAAAAAAACCAAGTAATAATACAAAAGTTTTTGATGGTTTTGCATCTACGACATCATATTGGCCAGGTTTAAAAGATGGAGATGAGGTACTAGCGACACCGATGACATGTACCGCATCAAACTGGCCAATTTTAGCGAATGGATTAAAAATAAAATGGGTCGACATTGACCCAACCACATTAAATATGGATTTGGATGATTTGGCAAGAAAAATTACACCAAAAACTAAAGTTATAATGTTAGTACACTGGGGTGGTTATCCAAATGATTTAGATAAGATTAAAAAAATTCAACAAGAAGCTTATTTACGATTTGGTTTTAAACCTGCGGTTATTGAAGACGGTGCCCATTCATTTGGTTCTGAATACAAAGGTAAAAAAATAGGTAACCATGGTAACTTAACTATGTTTTCATTACAAGCCATTAAACACATAACATCTATAGACGGTGGACTACTTTTATCACCACATAAAGAATTACATCAAAGAGGTAAATTATTAAGATGGTATGGTATTGACCGAGATGGTGACCGAAAAGACTTTAGATGTGAGGCTGATGTTGAAGAATGGGGTTTTAAATTCCATATGAACGATGTATGTGCTACTGTTGGGATAGAAAATTTAAAACACTTTAAAGACATTGTTGGTAAACATCGTGAAAATGCTAAATTTTATGATGAACATTTGTCTGATGTAAAGGGTGTCACATTATTAAAAAGAGAAAAAGGTTTTGATTCAGCTTTTTGGATTTATTCTATGTTAGTTGATGATAGAGATGGTTTTTATAAATGGATGGATGAATGTGGAATTTCGGTTTCACAAGTTCATGAAAGAAATGATAAGCATACTTGTGTACAAGAATTTAAAACTGCATTACCATCATTAGATAAAACAATAGGTAAAATTGTATCAATACCTGTTGGTTGGTGGGTCACTGAAGAACAAAGACAATACATTGTAGATTGTATTAAAAAAGGTTGGTAAATTATGAGAAAATGTTCAGGAAAAAATATAATAACTTTACGTAATCTACGTTTAGACGATTTAAATTTTCTTTTAGAGGTTAGAAATGATGACTTAACCCGTAAATTTTTAGAAAATAATTCTATGTTCACATATGAAGAATGTGAAAAATGGTTTAATGAAAATAAACCTAAATGGTTTATTATTGAAATTAATCAGAAATCTATTGGGTATATTAGAACGAATGGAAACGAAGTTGGGTGTGATATACATCCTAATTTTAGAAGGATGGGTTATGCCAAGCAAGCTTATAAAATATATTTATCAGATAAAACATATGCGGATTTATGGGTGTTTGAAGATAATTTTGCTAAAAAGTTATATGAAGATTTAGGATTTTTAGAAACAGGTAAAACTAAATTAGTTAGGGGTAAAAATTATATTCACATGGAATATAAAAACACAAATTATAATGATGAAAATATTAATTCTAAAATCACTAACAAAATATTTATTGGTGGTTTTGGTGGTACAGGAAGTAGAGTTTTAACCGAAATATTTGAAAAATTTGGTTTTTATGTCGGACGTGACACCACCACAGAGTCATTGGATTTTTGCAGGGGACAATTCCCAATCGTTTTTGATAGATGTTGGAGAAGAAAAAACTTTGATGAACTTATATCTTATATTAAACTTAATTTACAAAACAATCATAAGTTTGTAATTAAACATGGTCATTTTATGTTTATTAATAATATATTAAGAGATAATTTTCATGGTTGTAAAACCATATACATAATGAGACATCCCATAGATATGGCAGTTAAAGAACAATATATTCCTCATAAAAAATATGGAAATATTAAAGATGTAAATAATTTAGACGCTAAAATTAAATACTATATTAAAGAATCTATTAGAGCTTGTAATGATGCCGATTTGGTTATAAAATATGAAGACCTTTGTTTTGATTTAGAAAATCAATTAAAAATAATTAGAGATTTTATAGGTGACCCAAATCTAAAATTACCTGATATTGATATAAAACCATCAAAAACTATAGGTAAAGAAAAAGATTTATATGATAAATACGATGTTTCAATGTTAGGATATTAAAAAATATGTTTGTACAAAATAACCCAATAGAATATTATATAAAAAAAATTCGTAATAATGAGAATTTTTCTTTTACTCGATGGGGAGATGGTGAGTGGTTTTGTGCTATGGGACACCAAGGCCAAAATTGTGACCAACACAAGTATTTTCCTGAATTAAAAGATAGTCTTAATAGGGCTCTAAAAACTAATAAGGGTTATTATAAAGCCATATGGAATTTAGACCACGGTCAGATAAAAAATATTTTAAATATTTTACTACCTTTTTTATTAAAAAATAATATAAAAATAGATTGGGTTAATGCTGGTATATGGGAAGATGCCGCGTTAAACGGTCAATTAAAAGAGCTAATTAATGTATTAGAAAAAAGAAACTTTATCATTGTATCAAACGAAAAACTAAAAAAAATAAATGTTAAATATACTGACTTTATTAGTGTACCATCTAGAAATTGTTTTTTAGATAAAGATAGAATTAAAAATGATATGATAAATATGACAGAAAAATATGATAACATAGTATTTGGATTATCAGCCTCAATGGCTACAAATGTTATTGTAGATGAATTATATGATGTTATTGGTGATAGGTGTACCATGATTGATTTTGGTTCAATATGGGACCCATTTGTTGGGGTAATGAGTAGGTCTTATCATAGGGAATATAAAGAATTAAAAATATGATTAATTGCAAACCATACGGTGGAATTTCAAATCGAATGAAGTGTATAATATCTTCAATCGTAGAACATGAAAAAATAAATTTAGTTTGGGACATACCAACAAGTGGTGGTGGTGTTAGGTGTAATTTTAACGATATATATAAAAATAGTTTTAACGGTCGTGGTAGTGGTATGGTTTCATCGTGTGACTTTATACATTCACATATGAATACCCACAATGATGGAGGAAAAGATAAATTACCAAATGACTTGAAAAATCGTTATATTAATGTTATTAAAACTTTAAAACCTGTAGATTACATTACACAAAGAGTTTTTGAAGAAAAAGAAAAATTGGGTGAATATACAACAGTTAGTGTTAGGACATTTAAAAGTTTTCCTGCTGAGTATAATTCATGGGGTAGGTATTTTAAAATAGAAAATCTTTTTAAGATATTAGACACTATTGAAGGTAAGATATTATTAACCTGTGATGATAACGAAACGACTAAATTAATAAAAGATAGATACGATGTTTATACAACACCTAAGAGAACTAATTTTGGTGATTTTACAACGGTACATGGTATGCAAGATATATTAATAGACCAATATTTAGGTGGACTATCTAAAAATATTTATGGTACCAATATGAGTAGTTTTTCTGAAATGCAGTGGTGGTTGGGTTTTTGTGAATCTAATTATCACGAAATGTCTTTACATAAAAGATAAATTACAACCATTTATTTTTAACGTGGTCAAGTAAATTATCATAGTCATTAAATCCATATATTTTAGACCCCGATAATATTTCCATCCAAGAACCTGTTTTCCAAACTCCTCTTTTTGATGATGCACAATCTGGGCAGTTATATATTAATACTTCACCTCCAAAATAACAAGGTATTACCGCATCACCTGCCGGTGAAATATGATGTTCTGAATTTGATAAGACCATAAATTGAACTTCGTTATATGATTTATCGGTTTTATTTAATAATGTTTCTATATCAATAACTTCAGGATGTTTAACTAATATTTCCTTATCACCAATATCTACAGTTGCTTGTAGGTTATCTTTTTGTAATTTATACTTTTCAGGATTATCTGGTGGTCTAATGTAAATTATTTGATATTTGTTTTTTAGTTCGGTAAAAAGTTTATCTAAAATTTCACTATTAAAATAGTTAACAGGGTGTTTAGACCATTCTTTATTATTTTTATTGTGTATTGTCAATATTGGTTTATTATAAACATATAAATTATTTTTAAAAATGTTTTTATATGGGGGTGGAGTCCAATAATTATTTTTAATAAATTTTGGTCCCTCATGATTATAACAATTATTACTTCTATCTGATGATTGTAAAAGTATATTATTTAAAATAGGTGGGTCAAAATGTTTTGGTTCCTCGGTATGATTATCTGAAAAATAAAAAACTGGTTTAGTTCCAATTTTACTTTTAGTATATTCTAATTCATTTTTCAAATATAGTCCATATGCCATAGGTGCATAATACCACAATATAAAACCAAATTCATCAAATGCTTCTATTTTCATGTCTTTCTAAAATTGTTTTGTGTAATTCTTGCATATTATTTCTAGCTTCAGTTGATACTGACCCCTTTCCTTCACTTTCGTGATGGAAGTAAATAAAAAGTCCTTTTGGTATTCTTTTTCCTTCAAAACCGGCATCCATCATTTGAACCCACAAGTCGTAATCAACCCACCCTTTCATTTCCGTATTATAACCTTCCGTTGATTCATAAGCTTCACGAGAATACATTGAACTGTTTACTATAAACGGACCTGATAAAAGTCTTTCTTTAGACCATTCAGGTCTTTTTTCTAATCCCCTCATTTCACCAACATGATGAGTATCACAATAAACTGGACTAATTTTTGGATTATTTTTTATAATATTAACTCCTGTTTTAAGATAACCTGGTAAAATCATATCATCGGCATCTAAAGGTAAAATGTAATCACCCTTACCCTCTTTTACTGCTCGATTACGTGTATCAGATACCCCCGTATTTTCTTTATGTATAACTCTAATAGAATCATGGTTTTTTAAGGTATCTAATTTCATTAAACAATATTCATCATCTGAACCATCATTTACTATTGTAATTTCGAAATTGGTATAATCTTGATTAAATACTGATTCTAATGTTGGATTTAATCGTTTTGCGTAGTTATAAATTGGCATTGCCAGTGTTACTAAAGGTTCATTTTTTTTAACCTCTTTTTTTTTGAATTTTGTTGGTAATAAAATAGGTAGATTATCTTTATAGGTTTCTGAAAACTGTTGTCTGTTTTTTTCCCATTGTTCATTAGTCATACCAATAGATTTGTGGGTAATTCTGATATCGTAAAAAACACCAATTTTAACACCTTCTAAAAAGTTCCTAAAACAAAAATCAACTTCATAAAAATGAAACCCATTTACATTCTCATTAAAATTTGTTTTAAGATTTGGTTTGTTAACCACCATAAATAAACCATCAACTATAACCGTATCATCTAATTTATTACCTTTAGATTCGCTATATTTTGATGTCCATTTTTTACCCTCATGTTCGTGATTTACAATACCAAACATTTCAGTAGGTATTTCCCACCACATACCTGTTCTTGGCATATACTTAGAACCTGCGGCTCCGATAATTCCATATTCAGGATTTCTTTTAAAATGTTTTAAAACCTTGTTACCCCAATTACCTTTTTCAAAATATATATCATCGTGACATAATACAACAATATCATTCGTTGATTTCTCAAGAATAATATTATAAGCATCAGTAAGTGAGTGAGTACCTGGATTTTCAAATGGTATTACCTCTACATTAGGTAATCCGCACGATTTCTCAATATATTCTCTAAATTCAGGTTCGATTTTTTTAGTACTGTATCCTATCGTTATCATATTCTATACCGTCTTTAAAATAGAAGACATGCCCTTCTGCTCTAATAATTGCAGGACCATCTTCTCTGTGTAATTTTCCATTAACCCACCATTCTTTATGTCCATCAGGAAAAATAACTGCGGGTTGTCCATTATCTCTATGTTTAACACCTTTCTTATACCAAGATAGTGTACCATCCTTCCATACTATTGCTGGTAAGTCATTGTCCCGATGTTTGTTCCAATTCCAATCCATCCAAACAATTTTTTCATCGTCTTCTTCAACTATATATCGAGTAAACATTAGTCTTTAAACACCTGAATGTTAGCATTCACAGTAGTTAATGGTGTCCACTTACCATTGTATCTTGTTGCTCTGACAATATGATTGTCAATCCAATGGTAGTTTCCACCTCTTGGTTTATCCATTAAAAGATTATGGTACTTAAACCCATTATCTTTTAACCACGTTTCTGTTATTCCTCTTAAATCACTTCCTCTTGAAGTGAAAAATGTTATAATATGTCCTTCAGAATACCAAGTATTAATAAGTTCAACAGACCCTTCATATGGTTTAACAACCTTCATTCTTTCAGGGTCTTCATTTGGAACATCATCAGTTATTGTACCATCAATGTCAATCAAATAATTTTTTACATTATCAGGTAAAACTGGACTTATATTAGTTTCCTGTTGAACCAAATCCATTACTTCCTCTGTCATTATCTTGAATTTTATCTTGTTTAATTAATTCCACATATTTTCCTGCAACTACAGGACAAAGAACTGCTTGTGCAATCTTATCACCTTTATTAATGGATTGAAAGTCATTACTCATGTTAATTAAAATAACTTTAATTTCACCAGTGTATCCTTGGTCAACGGTACCAGGTGTGTTAAGTACGCTTAAACCTTTTTTTATGGCCAAACCACTTTTTGGTCTAACTTGAATTTCATATCCTTCAGGTATACTTACATATAATCCCGTTGGTACTAACTCTCTACCAAAGGGCATAATTTCTAAATCGACATTACTTCTTAGGTCAAAACCTGAATCCGTAGGATATGCATATTCAGGTGTTTTATTTTCTGAATCGAAGGTATAATGTAACTTAACTTTATGGTTGTAACTTGACATGAAGTCCTTACTAAGTTGTTCCATGTCAATACCCATCGACTCCATCATTTTTTCAGGACTTGTTGCATCAAGGTTACCAAGAGAACCTTGTAAATCCTTAATTGTCTTTAGACTTTCTTTTAAATTTCCTAATCCTTTTATCATTTTAATCCGTAAAATTTACTAACTACATTTATTAACACCTCAACATCCTTCTCACAATAATCTTTAATTTGTTCTAATTTTTGTTCTTTCCAATAAGCTTCGTGAACTTTGTTTCCTGTTACTTCCATTGTCTTAGATGACTCAACACCCATACCAATACACATGAGTTCAAGTGATGCGATAGATGCAAAACTACCAAACTGCCACAATTCTTTTGTGTCCAATGCTTTTATTTCCCACGGTTTAGTATCGTGGTTAGGTAAAATAGGTGGTGGTAGTAATCCATTGATAACCATTCTCTTTGCAAGTACCGGAATATCAAAACCTTTTACGTTGTGACCACAAAGATGGAAATCTAATTTACCAATTCTCTTTAAAAGGTTTTGTGTATCTTCTAATAGTTTCTTTTCATCATCACCATAAAAACTTTGCATCTTAATGTCACCTTTAGGGTCAACAAAACCAACACTGACACATACAATCTTAAGAAATTCAGCAACAAGTGCAGCCTTGTTATAAAACATTTCAGATGCACCCTGTCCTTTATGTTCAGGGAAACGTTTTTCAAACCAATCCAAATAACTTTCAAATTGGTAAGCCAAATCGGGGTGAAACTTTTCTAATGTGTCAAAGTCAGGTGTTAAACCTACAGTTTCGATGTCAATAAATAAAATTTTTGTTAATGGTGTACTTATCATTTTAGTAGTGATTTATATAGTTCTGCTCTTGTTTTAGTTACGTTATTAAGGTCGTAAGTGTCTTTTACTGTTTCATAAAGTCTTTCACCTAAGTCTTCAGCCCATGTTGGGTTTTGAATTAATTTCTTCATGTATTTGAACCAATCATTATGATTGCGATTTTCACCAACCAAAAGTGCATTACCATCAACAAATTCACCATTCTTTAATGAATGTTTTAAATCGATAGTATATGGTCCAACATCAGAAGCAATGATGGCTTTTTTGTAAAAACCAGCTTCGATTACTTTTAACTGTGACTTCATTCTATTGAATATATGATTTTTAATCGGAGCCAAAGATACATCAAATAATCTATAGTTTTTAGCGTAAGATGTTACAGGTTGTGTCCAAACACGGCTGTAGAATGGATTGTCTTCACCGTTATATGGTTCATTAGAAAACTTTAATAAGAAGTCTTTTTGTTCTTCACTGACTAATTTATAATTGTTTGTAAACACCTCTTCATAACGAGCCCAAACAGTTTCTTGTGGTTTAATAGGTCTTTGTTTTTGCTCTTTTGTTTGTGGATTAATTTCTGTGACAGTGCCACGAGTATCAAAACCACAAAGTACTAATGAGAATTGGTCTTTTAAACTTTCAAGTTTACCGAAATTACCTTCTAATAATTTTATATCATGTAAGTGAGATGAACCACCTAACCAACCAAAACGTAACTTGTCTGATGGTTCAGTCTTAGCTTTGAATTGAGGTTCGTCAGGGTTAATTGCATTTGGTATAACAAATACATTTTTGTTTAACTTTTTAATCTCATCTGCATAGATTGAAGTTGTTGTGGTAACGTATTGTGCTGCTCTAACATTTTCACATATTTTTTTGTGGATACCTCTTTCCCATACAAGTGCATGTGCTGGATGTTCTTTTGTTGGTAACCAATAATCATCCAAATCAACAATAGTTACAATACCCCATTTATTGAGTTGTTCAACAATCATAGGAGAGTCATCTCTTCCACCAATACTTCTGTGAAAATGTACGATTTGATAATTCTTCCAATAGTTTTCATCATTGATTTTTGGTTCATAGTCAATATCAACATGAAAATCGTTGGGATATAAATTCTGTAAGAATATGTGTGGCTCTACCGAACGGAATTTACCAACACCCGTCCTATCTGACGGTAATACTAAGACGTTAATTTTTGTCATACTTTGATTTTTTAAAAGTATAACAAAAAAAAGTCTATAAGAAAAGTTATTGTTTTAGTTTTTTGATTTTAAGAACCTTACCCTCAAAGATATGTTTACCAACTCTTAATGATAATGTTTCATTCGTCTTATTTTCAGACTCGGTAATCATTCCTGAGTTTTGTAATTCTTCTCTAACAACATCTCTAACAGTGTCTCTAACAACGTCACGAATCATTTGTTTTAAATCGTTATTATTAATTTGTGGTTGGTTATTAGTTGTTACTTCATTAACTTTTTGTTTGTTGTTACCCATAAGTCTAGTTGCTCCTTCAATAATCTCATCAGAAAGAACTGGACCTCCACCACCAAAGTTAGGTTGTTCTATCGGGTGTTCTAACATTAATCTTTTAATTTCATCAGGTAACTTAGAATTAGTAATTCTATCTTCAGTTACTGGTTGAGGTGTTTGTTGTGTAGGCATTTGTTGCGGTACAGGTTGTTGTACCATATCTTGAGGAATGTTGTAATTCACATTCTCGTTCATTGGTAGTTGTCCGGTTGCTTGTCCTCTTGGAATTCTATCTTGTACTTCCATTATTTTTTTGGACATAGCTAATTTTTGCATTAAATCACTCATTTCTATTCTGTTGTATCAAATTGTGCGTTAAGTATAACTCTTGTCATACTTTTATCCCCAGTAGGATTGTATCCAGGTCTAGGTGTATAAAAGTTATCACCTGTAGGTTTATAAGTAAAGATTTTATCAACCCTAAAAAGTCTCCATGATGGTAATGGTTGTTCTCCTTTATATGCAGTATGAGACGCACCCGTAAGGTCCCATCCTCTTAAAACTAAGTTTCCTGCCTTACTTATACCCACACAAACAGGTTCGATTGTTCTCAAACCTCTACCACCTGGTTCGTCACCATCGTAAAATATAGTCATAACTTCCTTGTTTCTTATAGAATTCTGTATTGAATCTAAAGAAGCAATCTCAGTTATTAAAGTTTTTACGGTGGTTAATAGTTTCATTTTTATAGATTTGCCATTGGTCGTGCATTACTACCTTCATCACTTACGTAATAAGGTTTAGACGCACTATATCTATTAATTTTTATCTCATCGTTCCTTAATTGAACATCTTCTTTCGTACCCGCATTTTGGTTATAGATGTCTAAATAAGAACCTGTACCTCTACCAACAGTATCACCATCTGCTAATGCGTCTGGGTGTTGTGGTGAGTAGTTATCCGATTCAGGTGAGAAATCATTTCTTGGAAATAATTTTGCTCTTTCTGCTTCAGCATAAGCACTTAACTGATTTTCGGGTTGAGAAAAGTCTAATTTGTCGTTTTGAGTTGCCATTATAAAATATCTTTAATTAGTTTATTTATTTTTTTTATGTTTTCAGTGACCGCCACATCATATTTATTTAAACCCTTTTCGTGTTTTTGTCCTGGTGTTTGTGGTAGTCCATCTTTTTCGTGGTTTTTAATAAATTGGTTTTCCATACCTGTATCCATCTTTATTTGTTTTCCACTCTCAAGAGTTTTTCTCCAGTGGTCTAAAACATGGTTACACCATTTGTTCATTCTATCACCACCATTTAATATAAAAGGTGCATCCTCTTTATTTCCATTGTAAGAGTCAAACCAATTTTTGATTCTTTTTAGTTGTTGGTATGTTAGGACAGGTTCATTTCTAATATCCTTGTTCCTATTATATCCTTCAACATTAGAATCGGCTTCAACCATTTCAAAACTTTTTCCTAAATGATTGATTAACGTGTCAGGTAATTTTACTTTTCTATCGTATAAATCTTTATTCACCTTTCAACATTTTTACTAATTGTGATGAAGATACTCCTTCAGCTTCCGCTTGAGCTTTTAATACTTTAATATTTTTCATTAGTATATCTGAAGCATTAAAATCTTTTTTCTGTATATCATTATCTTCACTTTTGTTTATCAACAAATCTTCTGACATTTTTATAATATCTTCTTTAGTAAACATTTTTTCTTTTAGTATTGGTCTACCAACAAATCCTTTTTCATCTTTAAACTCTGATTTCTCATCCCTTTCTTCTGACTTACCAAACTCATCAGCTCTCATTTCGGCATTTTCAGGTGGTAACCCCAATTTTTTTTCTAAATACTTTATTGTATCTTCGGCATCCATAAACAGAGTTTCTTTATATCCAAAGGCATCTGACATATCTTCTTCCTTTACTGTACTTTCACCATAATAAACTCTATAACCTCTTAACAATGGGTCTTGAGTGATTCTTGTCATTGCAACTGTTTGGTCAGTTGTTTTCTTTGGGTGTAAGTGAGGGTCTAAGATTGGAATTTTTGAATTTGTCATTGTACCGTCAAAATCAATAAACTCGTCAATTTCTTCTTTCTTTTTTTCTTTATTTTTTTCCTTCTTTTTAACAGTTTTCTTAATAGCTTTTTCGTATTCCTCATGTGAATCACAGGGCATATATTTAAACTCACCGTCAATCTTATGACTGTGTATTCCTTCACATCCAAACTTTTTTAATTTTTTGGCTCTTGCTTCCGCCTGTCGTCTTGTTGGAAATAAATCGCGTTTCATTGAATAGATTTTTACTATAAATACTGCGATGAAAGTATTTATCATAAAAAAGAGGATGGCATCGCAGAATATCAATAATTATTATTTTGATAAATACGACTTAAAACTTGATTATAGTTCATATTTTGACCTAACATTAGCGTCAGATGAAAAAGACTATGACGAAGAAGTTGTTTTCTCAACAGATATTATAGCATCGAATGATGGTAATCGTTTACCTATTAATATTGATTTAAATTCTGCAGAATCAAATCTCAAACAAGATTTACTTTGGAACAAGTACTATTCAGGAAATACTTTAGTTTCAAAAAACTATTACAACCCTAATAAAGTTGATTTAGCTTGTTTTAGTGCGTATACGGGTCTTTGTGATGTAGGACTTGTTGCAACCGATAATGGTCTATACAATAAGATGACAGGCCAGACCCTATATTATAAAATGGGTGTTGAGACTAACCCTTTTTATAAATTTCACCCACATTACTATGACCGACACATGAAGTTTCACCCAGTCACTTCATATATGAGTTGGCCAAACTTTAGATTTTCAGGTAGTGGTAAGGACACATTATACAATATAGTTTCTAAAACTGGTGATACTATAGGATATTACAATGAACTTTATGGTGGATTCTATCAAGGGTTCTATAAATTACATGGATGGGATTACGAGGTATTCCCTGAAAGGGTAAATAAAGGATGGACTGCCGAGTTTATGATAAAACCTCGTCAACGAAACGAGTATACACCTCAACCTTCAGAACAATACCTTAATGACATATACCCTGAAAATGCTAATACGTTTTTCTATTTTGGAACTCGAGCTGAAGATAAGTATTATCACTTTGCCAGTGGTAGTCCCCAATCAGATACAGGTTATACGAGAGTAACTGAAAGTTTATCGTGTTTGAAAACATGTGCATGTGCAGACACAGGTGTAACAAATTCAGATTGTATAAATGTTTATCCTTCATCAGCAACTACAGTGCAACACAATATTGGGTGTAACTGTGGTGCATGTACTACATCTGTACCTGTACCACCTAAAGACCCTAAGTTTGATGTGTTGTCAAACGCCATGTCATTACGATTAAGTGGTGACCCAAAAAATCCAAGATTGTGTGTTAAGTATATTAAAATTACGGGTGATTGTGTCACTACAGGGACGTGTACAACTACAGGTGTGACATACGAAACGGGTTATACTATTAATGAAATATGTTCATCTCGTGGTATATACGATGATTGTGGGTATGATAGTGTAGTTTGTTATACGGCAAATACCAAAGAAAGGTGGGTGATGATAAGTGCGGTATTTGAAAGATACAAATATTTGGAAGATTGTGATTTATTAAATGTTGGTGGTTTAGGTGATATACGACAACAAAGATATCCTTCATCGATAAATGGTGCAGCATATAATTTAATAATGCCACCACAAACACATAGTGGGACAACAAAAGAAAAGAAAAGAGATATTATTGAGTTTAATCAAAAATGGTTAGACCAAGTAAATGACCGAAGAGGTTTATTGAAATTATATGTAAATGGTTATCTGTTTATGATTATTGAGGATTTTGAAGAGATTATTCCTCATGAATTAAACACAGAACGAGAAAAACAAATTGGTGTTCCATTTAACATTTCAGTTGGTGGGGGTACTCAAGGTTTACACGACCATTTAATATTTAAAAATTGTACACAAAGAAATGGACCATATATTCAAGACCCTGAGTTGTTACCAAATAATATATTATCAGGTTCAACATATTCAGGTTTAACTACTGACATATTACTAGAACAAAATTTTGGTGGTACTTTTATGGGAGGGTTATCACAGTTTAGAATGTATACCGAACCTTTAACCAGTCCACAAATACAACACAACGCAAGGATATTAAAAGACCGTTTTGATATTTATGATTTTTGGTGTTCAAATTGTTATCCATGTTTATTGGGTTGTTACTTCGACTTTACCGTTGGAGATGTTGCTTGTGATTACAATTATATCATAAACGAAATAACTTGTGACTTTGGTTTTAATATCATTGACCCAACGTGTGATTTTAATGTAAATATTAGTAGTTAATATGGAATTTTTTATAAGGAAAAATGCAACTTTACCATACATTAAGGTGAAGGTTTTTAAAAGTGGTAGAAATGACTACAAAGAATTTTCAGATTCTTTGACGGCATCTACTATTACCTTTTCTATGTATGATGAAGAAACTGAAATTTACAAAATATTAGACCGTCCCGCTAGTATAATGTCTGATGGTAACACACCACCAAACTATTATGTTTATTATCAATTTAGAAAAACCGACTCAAAAAGAGAAGGGAGATATGTTGGTGAATTTAAAATTACCAATAGTCAGGGTGAAATAAAATTACCTTTAAGAGATAAATTATATATTACTGTGTCAGATTCTTTCGCAGATAGTGACACATGTTGTAGACCAAATCGTGGAGATTCTCCAATAATATTTCCAACTGAGACACCAAGGAATACTGTTACTCCGACAGTATCTTTATCAAATACACCAACACCATCGGTAACTAGTAGTCAAACACCAACACCATCGGTAACTAGTAGTCAAACACCAACACCAACTAATACAAGTACACCTTCTGTTACTTTAACACCAACTATCACTCAGACAAGTACGCCAACACCTTCAGTAACTAATACTGTTACACCAACAAATACTCCGACTAACACCCCTTCAACATCTGTAGGGGCAACACCTAATCCAACAACTACAACCACACCTACACCTTCAGTAACCAATACTGTTACACCAACTAGCACTCAGACAAGTACGCCAACACCTTCAGTAACTAATACTCAGACAAGTACTCCAACACCTTCAGTAACGCCAACAAATACTCCGACCGATACTCCTTCACAAACTGCGACCAATACACCAACACCTACAAACACACCTAATTCATCGGCACCTGTAACACCAACAGTTACACCAACACCGTCATTTACTCCGACAAACACGGTAACACCAACACATACACCAACAGTTACACCTTCACCAACACAAGCGATTGTGCCTTCTGACCCGACACTTGAAATTTTTTATGATGCCAGTGATACTGCAAATTTTGTTGGTGTGACAAGTAGTGGTGATACTTTCACACAGTGGAGTGATTCATCAGCAACGGCACATAATGCAAACCCTATTGGAGGCGCATCAACCAGACCCGCATGGTGGTCTAATGTTGTTTGTGGTCTTGGTGGTGTTAAATTTGATGGTACGTCAGATGGTTTAAGTGTAAACCCAATAACTGATATTGCAAATATAAGTGGCTTTACTGCAATAATTCTTGGTAAACTAACAAATACAGGTACAACACAACAATTAATTACTTCAGGTGTTGGTAACACTTCAGTAAATAATAGTAATGTACGTGTAAGTGGTGGTACTTTTGTTTTAGGTGCTGCTAATGGTTTGGCTGAAACATCACAAATCGCCGACACTGACCCACATATGTGGACTATGATTTTTGATGGTAGTGGTTCAACTAACTCAGATAGACTTAAATTTTATGTTGATGGAGTACAAGAGTCATTAACATTCTTATCTAATGTTGGTACAGTAACTGATTCATCAATCGATAGTTTATATATTGGTATAGATAGGGTTAATGTTTCAACATACCAATATTATTATAGTGGTTTTATGTTTGAGGTTTTACTTTGGTCAAGAGTATTACCACCTTCAGAATTAAGCGCTGTACATAGTTACTTAGATAATAAATGGTATAGTTGTTTGTAATATTTATTATATATGGAATTTTTTATAAAACAAAATAGTGAATTACCAATCCTTAAAATGAAAGTTGTTAAGGATGGAAGAACTGACGCATGGAAAGTTTTTGATGAAGACTTAGACAACGCAACAATTCGTTTTTCTATGAAAGAGGAAGCAACAGGAATTCCAAAAATTTTAATGAATAATGCTTATATAGTTGAAAAACTAAAAAATAATCCCGATTCTAATACTGAATATTACATATATTATAAATGGACTTCTCGTGATACAAGAAGAAAAGGAAGGTTCATAGGTGAGTTTTCAATTATTAATTCGATGGGTGAACTAATTGCACCAATAAGGGAAACTTTATATATCAATATAATTTGACAATCTAACTAGACCATTTTATATTTAAGTCAAATGTCAAGAGTAATCTCACCATAAGTGAGAGCAAATGTCTCAGACGGTAAAACTTAATATTATGGTATCACAAAAAGAAATTGAAGAATTCCTATTGGGAGAAGACCCCGAAAAATACATCGTAGCACTCGAATACGATTATCAAACATCAAAGATTTTTAAGATTATTCAAGACCCTGAAAAAGGTAAAATTATCAAACCTGATAATTTTGTACCATTTGCGTGGGTTGGAAATTTACATGATAAAAATTTCTATAAAGGAAATAAACACACTCAAAAAGCTGCAATGTCAGAGTGTGGTATTATCATCGATAAATTAGAAACACATGGAGACCCCCGATTAGAGAACGGTCTTCGTTTTTTGGTTAAAACCACAAAAACATACCAACACCTTGTTAACTTTTTCAAACAAGGTGGGTTAAATCCGTGGGACCGAGAAAATTCTGATGTGATACAAATCTTACCCCCCGTAGAACAATACCTCGTCCAAAAACAAAAACGATTATTTAAAGGGTTTGAAGAATATGATGAGGTCCACCGATTTGTATTCGATATCGAGACCACGGGTCTTTCACCTGAAGATAATAGTATCTTCCTTATCGGAATGAAGGACAATCGTGGTTTTGTACATTCATTATCCGCACAGAATGAAGAAGAAGAAAAACAGATGATTATTGATTTCTTCTATACGATTGATTATCTGAAACCTACATTGGTTGGTGGTTACAACTCAGCATTCTTCGACTTTCCGTTTATTCTTCGTAGAGCAGAGAAGTTAGGGTTGGATGTTAAAAAGATTGTTAAAACTCTTAACCCTGAAGTTTCCATTCGTCAGAGGGAAGGTATGTTGAAGCTCGCAAACGAAATGGAACCTTACACACAGACGATGATGTGGGGATATAACATTGTGGATATTGCTCATGCAGTTCGTAGAGCACAAGCAATCAACTCGGACATTAAGAGTTGGGGTTTGAAATACATCACACAATACATTGGTGCTGAAAAAGAGAATCGTGTATATGTTCAGGGTGATAAGATTGGTAATATCTATTTTGACAATAAAGACTATTACTTTAACCCTGTGACTGGTGGTTATCGTGAGGTTGGAAGTAAGGGGACTGAAAACCTAATGGAAAGATTCCCTGGTAAGTTTGAACAGGTAAATGGTAAGTACATCATCGAACGATATCTTGACGATGACTTGTATGAGACTATGGTTGTTGATGATGAGTTCAACCAAGCAAACTTCCTACTGTCTAAATTGGTACCAACAACATACGAGAGACTTTCAACGATGGGTACTGCAACATTATGGAAAATGATTATGAGTTCGTGGTCATACAAACACAATCTTGCAATCCCAATGAAAGGAATGAAAAGGTCGTTCACTGGTGGACTTTCTCGTTTGTTACAGGTTGGGTACTCAACAGATGTATTAAAGCTTGACTACTCATCTCTATATCCCTCTATTCAGTTGGTTCACGATGTGTTCCCTAAATGTGACGTTACAGGTGCGATGAAGAGTATGTTGAAGTATTTCCGTGATACTCGTATCAAATATAAAAAGTTGGCTGAAAAACATTCTAAGACTGACCCAAAACTTTCATCACAATACGGACGTAAACAATTACCGATTAAAATCTTTATTAACGCATTCTTCGGTTCATTGTCAGCACCACAGGTATTTCCGTGGGGTGATATGGACATGGGTGAACAGATTACCTGTACGGGTCGTCAATACCTTCGTCAGATGATTATGTGGTTTATGCAACGTGGATATCAACCATTGGTAATGGATACGGACGGTGTGAACTTTGCGGTTCCTGAAGATAGGTACAACCACAAGTATGTTGGTAAAGGATTAAACGATTTGGTTATTGAAGGTAAAGAATATGAAGGTACCGAAGCTGATGTTGCTGAGTATAATGACCTCTTTATGAGGGGTGAGATGGGATTAGATACGGACGGACAATGGCCAGCAACCATTAACGTGGCACGTAAAAACTATGCACTATTAACAGATAAGGGAAAAGTAAAACTTACAGGTAATACTATTAAATCTAAAAAACTTCAAACATATGTTGCTGAGTTTTTGGATACAGGTCTTCGATTGTTATTGGACGGTAAGGGTAATGAGTTTTTAGATTCTTATTATGAATACATTCAAAACCTATTTGACCAAAAAATACCTTTGGCTAAAATTGCAAATAAAGCTCGCGTAAAACAGAGTGTTGAAGATTACAAAGTTCACGTAACTAAAAGAACAAAATCAGGTTCTTTGATGTCACGACAAGCACATATGGAGTTGGTAATTAATGAAGGTGTTCCTGTTGGTTTGGGTGATACTGTTTTTTACATTAACAATGGTACACGTAAATCACATGGTGATGTTCAGAAAAAGAAAGATGAGGTTATCTTGAATTGTTATTTAATTAATGAAAAAGACATTACTGACAATCCTGATATGTTGGGTGAATATAATGTACCTCGATATATTTCAGCTTTTAATAAAAGAATTGAACCATTATTAGTTGTATTCTCTCCTGAAATACGTGATGAAATATTGATTGAAGACCCTAAAGACCGACCGTTCTTTACAAAGACACAAACCGAATTGGTTAGAGGATTTCCACGAAGAGATGGTGACCAAGATACTTTGGAAGAGGTATTAACTCTGTCTGATTCTGAAATTGCTTATTGGAGACACGTTGAAATTGACCCATACTACATGTATGTGGATAATACAACCGATTTGGTTAATAAGGAATATGTTAATAAGAATAAAACTTTGTTACAAGATTTATCTTATCAACCTAAAACTACAATACCAAAAGACGAATTATATGAAATGGACGAAGACGGTGCTTATATTTACTCTATGGAATATTAAGAATTCTTAAGACCATCAGATGATAATATATACCATACATCACCAATATTAATTAATTCAACACTGGCAAATTTATTAAGAACAATTTCGTCAAATTCACCATCAAATGCGTGTGCTGAATCTACAACACAATCGGTAATTGATTTGATTGTTATGTGTTTTGTTTCATTGTGATTGAGGGTGACTTTAACAACGTCACCTTCTTTTTGCCATTCATATGGTCTTACAATTAATACTCTTTCATTTCTTGTTGTATAAGATGGTTCTCTTAACACAACACCTTCTTTTGTTCTAAAAATTGACATATTATATTACGTAAAATTGTCTTGGAAATGCACGATACTGGAGTGATTTATTTAATTGTTCAGCAACGTTTGCTTCTCTTTCCATCATTTTATCAGGTCTTAACCTTTCTAATCTGGCCATTAACTCTTCGGTTAATTTTGATTTTTCATCTTTTGATTCTGTAAGTAATGAGTCATATTCTAATGTTAATTCAGAATCGGGTGTTTTTAGATTACCACTAAATTTACCTCTAACTCTACCTAAAGTTTCCTTTACATATGCAGTAAACCATCTACGTACCCATGTTTGTGCAGGGCTGTTTAATTCATCCCATGCCATTTCATCTATTGGGATATCTGACGGTAACTTTACCACGTCAGGGTTTGCGGCTAAACAAGCATCTCTATCTTCAGTATCGTAATACCAATACCATACACGGTATTGATTAAACTGAATATTACCAAAATCAAATTTACCACCAGGTACGTTCATTAAGTGAACCGCCTTTTTACCGTCAGGTAATGCTGTAACTCTGTATGTTAATTCACCTGAAATAATTCTTCTCTTGATGTTGATGTCTTGCATTCTTAACAAGATATCAAAGGCAGGTGTAATAAAATAATTACCCATAGTTCCCATTTGTGAGAAACCAGCTGCACCACCTAAACCAATACCTCCAAATCCTCCAAATCCACCCATAAATGGGTCAAAGAATGCGGCATCTAACTCAGACCTTGAAAACCATAAAAGTTCGTTTAACTCACGTCCTGCGGGTATTTCATATATTTGTTGGTTAGGTACTAAATCAATATAATCTTTTTTAAGAACCCAATCACCACCCGCCTGTAATCCAACAATCTTAGAGTATGCGTAAGTATATTGAGTTTCCCAGTCTAAAGAGCGAGTTGTAAATGCTCTTGTTAAAGATTGTTCATCTAGGTTAAGTCCGTATAAAGATGTCCACTGATTTTCAATTAACCAATCATTGACATATTGTGCATAATCTTGAATTGATAATTCCAATAAAGAATCCATCATTTCGTCTTCAATTTCTATACTACGAATAGGTGCACCTAATAAGTGTCTAATTCTTGTATATAATTTACTTCTTTGTGGTTCAGTTATTAATGTAGTATTAGCCATGGACTTTTATTTTATAAATATCAAATAAAATATATTTCTTTAATTGATTCTATCGTCTGAGTTAAAAACATATCTACCATCAATGATTTCTGTGTTGTTATTAAACACTATTGTACCATCTCTATCATTATGAAAGACTAAGTAATCAACAGTATATGGTTTCACATTACCACTACCATATACAGTTATTTTACCATCTTCTTCTTCAATTTTATTGAAAGGTTTTATTTGCATTGTTTTATCACCCTCAGGTGTTACAACATATGCGTCAACACCACCTAACATATCATCAACACCACCAAGCTCTCCTACTTTAAAAACTTCTTTGGTGTTAAAAATCTTTTTTAAGTTTATAACGGCATTAAGTTCTCTTTTATCACCAAACTTATTTGACCTATCTAATCCACTCATTACTGTTTGAAAGGTGCTTGATTCAGTGTTGAATATTCTGTATCGAAGTTCGGTCATATATCTAACTAACCTATCCGTTTCATCGAGTTGTTGTTTATTATCTAACCCAACAAGATTTATAGGATTTATACCAACTTTTTTTAGGTATTGGTTTATATCGTTTACTAAAGTACAGAACGCAGTGTAATTTGTGTTTAACTTGTTAATTATTGAACGACCTGATTGTTCAAAGTCATAAACACCTGACATTTCGCCTTTCTTATATTCATCTTTTTCAAACCAATATTCTGAAAATACTTCTTTAAGAATATCCATAATAGCATACATGAATTTCTTCTTAACTTGTGGGTTACGATTGAATATCATTCTATATGTGTTCACCTGTTTTCTATTACATCCTGCAGATACACCCTCATTAATAACTTCTTTAATAAACTTACCTTCGTTAATTTTGTCTTTTGTTCTTCCTAAAAATAATTTGTTTACAAACGGCCAATTAATTACCTTCCAAAAGTTTTCAATATATTCATCTCTTTTGTTTCTGTATTTTAAATAATAAGCGTGTTCCCATAAATCAAGACCGAGAATTGGATATCCACCAAATTTTATGGTATTCATCAATGGATTATCCTGATTTGATGTGGTCATAATTTTTAGTTTATCACTGTTTGTAATAACTAACCATACCCATCCTGAACCAAATTTTGATTTTGCTTTTTTCTCAAACTCTTTTTTAAAGTTATCGTAAGAACCAAAATCTTCTTTGATTTTTCTGAGTATTGGACCGTAAACCCTTGTACTTTTAGGTGTTAACATTTTCCAAAAAAGTGCATGGTTAAATGCACCACCTGCATTGTTTCTAATATTGTTATTGAATCTACTGATTCCTTTTACAATTTGTTCCAAGTCCAAATCGGACCCTTTTCTTTTCTGAATTGCCTTATTCAGTTTGTCTACATACCCTTTGTAATGTTTGTTATAGTGAACATACATCGTTTCTTTGTCGATGAATGATTCTAAGGCAGAGTAAGAGTATGGTAGTCTATCTATACCAATTTTCTTCATTTCTAATAAAATTTCTTTGCGTGATTTTTCAGTTGTAGATTCTTCAATAGGTTTATTATCTACAACTTCGTTTTTGATTTGTTCTTCGAGTTCTTTGGCTCTTTCTTTTAGTTTTCTAAAACTCATTTAGGTTTTTACTATAAATAACCCAAAGATGAAAAAAGGTTAGTATCTTCGTTGTGAAATTTCGTTAAGGATTTCTTCTAATGTATCACCCTTACCTTCGTTATCACCCATAACTGTTTCAAATATATTTTTCTTTTTAGATAATATATCATAGATAACACCTTCGATAGTGTTTTCAAATATTGGGTAAAAAATAGATACATTGAATTTTTGACCATATCTATAAGCTCTGTCTTCAGCTTGTGCGTGGTCAGATGGAACGAAAGATAAATCGTTCATAATAACGGCTTCAGCCTCAGTTAAGGTAATACCTACACCTGCGGCTTTTAAGTTTCCTACGAATACTTTTATTTTTTCATTTTCTTGAAATTGGTCAACCGCATGTTGACGAGCCGGTTTTGACATACTACCGTCTAACATCACTGCGGATTTACCAAAGTGGTCTTTTATCAAATTTAAAGTATTTGTGAAGTTTGTGAAAATGATTACTTTCTTACCTTGCTCAATGATATTTTCGGCAATTTCACATGTTTCTTTTACTTTATTTTCGGCTATGACTTGTCTTACTTTCATTAACTTTGAAAATTGTACAGTTAATGATGATGACTCGTCTGATTGTTCATACCAATCATAATACTCACCCATTAATTGTTCATAATCACGAGATTTTAATCTCATATAAACAGGGGTGATAATTTTTTCAGGTAAATCTAAAATGTCTTGTTTCAATCTTCTTAATACGTGTGTTTTAGTTCGGTCTCTCAATTCTTCAAGATTGTCGGCACCTTGAACATTCCAAACTTTTCTTTTACCTACACTAAACTGATATCCGTTACAATACCTTTTTACATATGCCATCCAATTATATGCTACGGGACTATCAACAAGATTAAGAAGATTATAATAATTTATTGGTCGGGAAGTCATTGGAGTACCTGTTAACAACCAAACCTTACCAACTTTTTTACAAATATCATTTGCAATTTTTGTCCTTTGAGCTTGTGCATTTTGAATGTAATGGGCTTCATCTATAATAATCAAATCAAACCCTTCATTTAATATTGTTGATTCTTCAGGATATTTTGGGTCATGAAAGTTTTTTAAAATATCGTAATTAATAATCACATAATCGGCACTTTCCCAATTCTTACCTTCAATAATTGAAATAGATTTATCAGTATAATTCTGAATTTCTCTCATCCAATTTATCTTTAGAGATGCCGGACAAATGATTAATACTCTTTCTGCTCCTGTTTCTAATGTTCCAATAACTGTTGATGTGGTTTTACCCAATCCCATATCATCGGCAAGAATATATTTCTCATTACCAACTAACTTTTCTATGGCTTCTTTTTGGTGAGACAATGGAGGTCGATGAGAATATTTTTCATAATCTATTTCAACATTATGTTCTTTCTTACCAACAATCGCGGCTTTAGGTAACCAAAAGTGATGAAGTTCTTCAGACTCAAACAACTTACCCCATATATGAAAAGCTTTATCTTTTTCGACTAAAAGTTTTTCAATATAGATTTTTTCAGGTTCCTTTGTAAGGAGTTTATCTTCCATCATTCTTTTAGAAAAATAAGAATCTAATGGGACCCACCTTCTTGCAATTTTGGGAACAACATCCTTATAATTGTTTATATAGTCGGCTTGAGCTCGAGTTATCTTAAAATTTTTTGAATTCTCGTAATTTTTTTTGATTGCAAGAATATAGTTATTAAAACCTTCGTAGTTCTCAAGAACACGTTGAGCTTTAACTTCAGGAATCTTTGAAAGTGTTTCTGAGTTTTCTTGCATAATGTAAATAAATTTAAATATAATCAAAAAACAAATATTTATCAATATATGGCACAGAGAAGAGTACCCATAACGCGTTTAAATAAGTTTTTTGGCTCTGAAGACTATAATCTCGAAATAGAAATGGGTCGAGAATGGTTGAGTGGAGACATGAACTTTACCCTTGTATTATATAGTGTTGATTCACAAAAGACTGTGAAAGATGATGTATATGGTGAGGTGAGTTCTGATGGGGTACAATTTTTACCACCTGTTGAATTTAATGCTTTGGTAAGAATTGAAGAACCTGCTAATGATTTTATTGGTGGAAGTAAGGTTATTCAAAACGAACCAGGTAATTTAATATTCTCTGTGTATGAAAAAGATTTAGAAACTTTACAGATAGATATTAAGTTGGGAGATTATATTGGATATTGGATTTCACCGAGTGAAATAAAATATTATTCAGTAGTAAATGCTGCACAACCTAATTATGACAATAAACATACATATGGTGGATATAAGAGTTTTTATTTTACTTATACTGCAACACCTGTATCTGAAAATGAATTTAGAGGAATATAATGGCATTACCCAAACAAGTTAAAAAATATTTACCACTCACTCCTGAGAAACAACTATTAGAAAGAAGGGAACAACTTTTGGAATTTATCCAAAAGGACGGAACTTATTTACCTAAGGGTATCTTACATGCAGATTTGGATAGAGGGATGTTAGATTTTGTTCGTGATGAGTTGGAGTGTGTTGTTGACGGTAAGAAAGTCAGTAACATCGATTTAATTATTACATTACAGAATTGGGCTCAGTTTACACAAACATGGAATACAGAAGATTTAAATGGTAATGTTCAACTGCCATTTATCACAACGGTTAGACAACCTGAGGTTCCTTTTGGTACAAACCCCTCGTTACAATATACAATTCCAAATAGAAAAGAATTTTTATATGCTCAAGTTCCGACATGGGATGGAACAAGAAAGGGTATGGATGTTTATAAGATACCTCAACCTATTCCTGTTGATATCACTTATGATGTGAAGATTGTGTGTAATAGAATGAGAGAGCTTAATGAGTTCAACAAAATTGTGATGCAGAAGTTTAGTTCTCGTCAAGCATATACTTTTATTAAGGGTCATTACATACCTATTATTATGAATAATGTTTCAGATAATTCTGTTACTGAGGTTAATAAGAGAAAGTTTTATGTTCAAAATTATAACTTTACGATGTTAGGATTTTTGATGGATGAAGAAGAGTTTCAAATCTCACCCGCCATTACAAGAGCGTTGACATTATTGGAGGTTAATAATAGAACAGGTTCAAGAAAGGCTACGAAAGTACCTGGTCGTCCTGATAATTTTGATTTGGATATTAAATTTACTTCATCACAAACCCAAAAGGTCGAAACCTTTAGATATACTGTCGACTTATTGGTTACAGGTACAGAAAATATTGATTCTTATGATGTTTATATTGACGGTAATTATGTGGGTTCAGATTTGAGTACCATACAAATCACAGATGGTGATTTGGTAACTATTGATATTACAAAGATTACTGGTGGTCAAGAATCAGTACTTCAGACAACAGCATATTTGAAATAATTATTCTCCGTAGATGTCTTTTTTCTTTTTACATTTATCGTAAATCATCTTCTCTAAGAACTTATACATCTTCAATCCATTCTCCTCACAATAGTTTTTTAAAACCGTGTGTGCTTCTTTCGATATTTTAAGGTTCTTTATTTCACTCATAACATAAGGGTAGAAAAAAGGCAGACAAAAGTCTTCCTAATAATAAATATTGTCCATATGTAAATGTATTTTGTGATTTTTCTAAATATTTATCTATAAAATAAATCAAAAAGAAATAACAAGTTAAATGGCAACATCAAACAAAGTATTCGTTTCTCCCGGTGTTTACACTTCTGAAAGAGACCTAAGTTTCGTAGCTCAGAGTGTCGGTGTAACAACACTTGGAATCGTTGGGGAAACCCTACAAGGTCCAGCTTTTGAACCTATCTTCATCACTAATTATGATGAATTCTTGTCGTATTTCGGAGGTACTTCACCACAGAAATTCGTCAACACACAAATACCTAAATATGAAGCGGCGTACATCGCTAAGGCATATTTACAACAATCTAACCAACTTTTCGTTACGAGAGTGTTAGGTTTAAACGGTTATGATGCGGGTCCATCTTGGTCAATTACTACTGTAGCCAATGTAGATACTTCAACAGTGGGTATCACAGGAACTACAGGTCCTCAAACTCTTGAGTTCTCAGGTAATACAGGTGGAACAATCAACATAACAACAATTCCTGCAAAATTAAGTTCTAAGTTTTCACTTCCTTATACAACATTTAATGGTGGTTCATCTTCGTTAAATGAAGATTTCCAAGGATATATCCTTTCTACTATATTAGATACGGCAACGTCAGGAGATACTGCATATTTTTGGGGAACTGTAAGTGCTAGTACTTTTGATTCAGTAACAGGTATAACAAGTGCAACTACATTTACTGAAACATTTGGGGTATCAGGATTAACTGATGCAGATGCAGACTTTACAAGTCCTAACGATGACCCATGGTACTACGCTTTATTTGATAATAATAGTGGTGCTTATGATGGATTCGGATTTGGTGCTGGATTTAGTAACTTAGAAGATTTAGGTAGTGGAGCTTTCTCAGGTGAGATGGAGGTTTATTATACAAATTACTCAGGTACTTCATACACAGATTACGATGACGTAGTTGTTGCAACTCTTCGTTCTCGAGGTGTTACAACTGACAGTTCAGGTGGTCCTGTTTATACTGTTACAGGAACAAGTGACGTAATATTAGTTACTTCAGGAGCATATTCAGGAGTTTCAACTAACCCTAAATCAACATTTAGAGTATCAGGTGTAACAAGTGATGGTGATGACTTCGCATTCAACACATCATTTGATTCTTCAGATACAAACTACATTAGTAAGGTGTTTGGAAAAGGTAACTTCTCTAAACCAAGAAATGAAGTTCCTGTATTCTTAGAGGAGGTATTCCAAACAACGTTAAATGATTCATACAATAATGGATATGTTAGAGGATTGAATTCTTCATTAACTGCATTACCTGAGGCGAGAGGTTTAGATACAACATCTATTGGTTGGTATTTGAATACTTATCAAACACCTTCAACACCTTACGTAGTTTCAGAATTACGTGGTAACACAGTTTACAGATTATTCAAGTTTGTATTAATTTCTGACGGTAGTTCAGCAAACAGACAAGTTAAAGTTTCTATTGCTAACATGCAGTTCAGTAACGGTACATTCGATATTATTGTTCGTGACTTCTTTGACACGGATGAAAATGTTATCGTATTAGAAAAATTCACAAACTGTACGTTGAACCCAACTCAAAACTCATACGTAGCACAAAGAGTAGGTACATCAAACGGTGAATACGAATTGAAGTCTAAATATATTATGGTTGAAATGGATGAAGACCATCCTGATGATGCACTTCCTTGTGGATTTGAAGGTTACAACTTCAGAGAATACTCAGGAGTTAGAAATCCATTCCCTGTTTACAAAACTAAATACTACACACCTGGTGAGATTGTTTACAATCCACCATTTGGAGCTTCTTCAGGAGCTGACAACGTAGTAAGAAGTGCTGGTGACAGAGTTAGAAAAACTTACTTAGGTTTCTCTTCAACTGTAGGTATTGATGGTGACTTCTTCGAATATAAAGGTAAACAAGTTCCAACAACTTCTGATGGTAATGGTACTGATTGGCCAGTAATGACCAAAGGTTTCCACATGGACTCAGGGGCTACTGTTGTAACTATTTCAGGTGGATTTACATCTTCAGGTACATCAGCATTTGATGTAGGTGTTACATCGTTCCAATCTGACCCAAATAATAGTACAAACGCATACTACTCATTGGCATCAAGAAAGTTCACACTTCTTGCACAGGGCGGTTTTGATGGTTGGGATATCTACAGAGAATATCGTACAAATGGAGATTCATTCTCACTTGGTAACACAGGATTCTTAAAAGGTAACAGTTCAACATCAATTACTTATCCTGATTCAACAGGTTGGGGTTACTTTAAACCAATCACAGGACCTAACCAAGAACAATGGGCAAACACTGACTACTACGCATACTTGTGGGGTCAAACAACGTTTAATAACCCTGAGGCTGTAAACATTAACGTGTTCACTACACCTGGTATTGATTTTGTTAACAACGCATCGTTAGTAAATGACGCAATCGAAATGGTTGAGACAGACAGAGCGGATTCAATCTACGTGATGACTGCACCTGACTACGATATGTTCTCACCAAACACTGCGGACTTTGATACTCAGTTTATTTACCCTGAAGAATTGGTAGACTTATTAGACGATTCAGGTATCGACTCTAACTACAGTGCAACTTACTACCCATGGATATTGACGAGAGATACAAACAACAATACTCAGATTTATCTTCCACCAACAGGTGAGGTTGTAAGAAACTTAGCATTGACTGATAACATCGCATTCCCTTGGTTCGCATCAGCGGGTTACACAAGAGGTATTGTAAACTCAGTTAAAGCACGTAAGAAGTTGACACAAGATGACCGTGATACATTATACAAAGGTAGAATCAACCCAATCGCAACATTCTCAGATGTAGGAACAGTAATTTGGGGTAACAAAACTCTTCAAATTAAAGAATCTGCACTTGACAGAATCAACGTTAGAAGATTGTTATTACAAGCTCGTAAGTTGATTTCTGCAGTTGCGGTTAGATTGTTATTCGAACAAAATGATGAGAAAGTAAGACAACAGTTCTTGGATTCAGTTAACCCAATCTTGGATTCAATCCGTAGAGATAGAGGTTTGATTGACTTCCGTGTAACAGTATCAAACACTCCTGAAGATTTAGATTCAAATACCCTAACAGGTAAGATTTATCTAAAACCAACAAGAGCTCTTGAATTCATCGATATCGAATTCTTGATTACTCCAACAGGAGCATCATTCGAAAATATCTAATAGATAATAAACACAATATAAGGGGGGTTCGCAAGTTCCCCCCTTTATAGCCTAAAAAAGACAATAATGGAATTTAAAAAGAAAAACTTAAACGAAGCGTTAGAAATCAAAAGTACTGGTAAGAAGACGTTTTCTGAAAAACCACAAAACATTGTTGTATCAGAAGAACAATTAGAAAGATTAATTACTAAAGTTTCTAAAGAGAAGTAATGAATATACGTAGAATAATAAAGGAATACGCTGAAGAGAAACAATTAAGAGAGGGTTTTGATGAGGCGGGTGAACCAGATTTAAAGTATTATGCTTTTGACTGGGATGATAATATTGTGACAATGCCAACACAAATCGTTTTACAAGATAATAATGGTAATGAGGTTGGTATGAGTACAGAAGATTTTGCTGAATATAGAGAACAGATAGGTAAAGAACCTTTTGAATATAAGAATAAGAAGATTGTTGGATATGCTGGTGACCCTTACCGTAATTTTGGTGTAAAGGGTGACAAAGCCTTTATTGTCGATGCTATGATGGCAAAAACGGGTCCTTCATGGAACGATTTTGTTGAAGCAATAAATGGGGGGTCGATTTTTTCGATAATCACTGCGAGGGGACACCACCCTGATACTCTTCGTGAGGCGGTTTATAATATGATTGTAACCGACCATAATGGTATTAGTAAAGAAGAGTTATTAAGTAACTTAAAAAGATATCGTGAATATTTTGATGAAACAAAAATGAGTGACAAAGAGATGATTGACTTCTATTTGGACTTATCCAAGTTTCATCCTGTGACATATGGTGAGGGTAGTGCTGCTAATCCTGAAGAAGGAAAGATTGTAGCATTAAGAAACTTCCTTTCGTATGTTAAGAATATGGCACAAGAGTTGGGGGAGAAGGCATACTTTAAAAACGATGTTAAGAACAATTTTGTTCCTAATATAGGATTTTCTGATGATGATGCTAGAAATATAGAAAAGATTAAAGATTTTCTGGATGCAGAAGATAAAGATAAACTAGTTAAGACTTATTTAACAAAAGGAGGAGAAAAACAAGAAGTTTAATATATTTCAGTAAATCTGGGCACATTCTATGTGTAATTGATTTCTAAAATAAAGTAAATAGAAAATTTTTTCGAACTCATAATATTTATAATAAAATAAAAGAAACAAATTTAAAACCAAAATACTATGGCTGATTTATTAATGAAAATGCCCACACCGTATGAACCAAAAAGAAAGAATCGATTTATACTTTCTTTCCCTTCATCATTGGGTATCAATTCTTGGTACGTTGAATCGACTTCACGTCCACAGGTAACGATTGGAGCAACTGAAATTCCATTCTTAAATACATCAACATTCGTTGCAGGACGATTTAACTGGAACACTATTAACGTAACGTTCCGTGACCCAATCGGTCCTTCAGCATCACAAGCTCTTATGGAGTGGGTTCGTTTACATGCAGAATCTGTTACAGGTCGTATGGGATATGCCGCAGGATATAAGAAAGACTTAGACCTTGAAATGTTAGACCCGACAGGTGTTGCAGTTGAAAAATGGATTTTACAAGGTACATTCTTGACTGACGTTAACTTTGACTCATTAGGATATAGTGACGAAAACTTAGCAACAATCACGGCAACTCTTCGTCCTGATAGATGTATTTTGGTTTACTAATATAGTATTTACGATAAAAATAAATGTCATATATTTAACCATAGGGGAAACCCTATGGTTTTTTTTTAAATAAAAGTTATGAATACAGCAGAACAGTACGGACAAATGAACATGAATTTACCACATGATGTGGTAACTTTACCTTCGGGTGGAAAATTTTATAAAAATAAAAAGTCATCTATTAAGGTGGGTTATCTAACCGCTAATGATGAGAACATTTTGATGTCACCTAACATGATACAAAGTGAGGGTATAATAAAAACTTTGTTAAAACAAAAAATTTATGAACCAAACTTTAACGTTGAAGAGTTGTTAGATGGTGATGTTCAAGCAATTTTGTTATTTTTAAGAAACACAGCTTTTGGAACTGGTTATAAAATAACCACTATTGACCCAATAAGTAAAAAAGAATTTGAGGCTGAAATACAATTAGATGAAATTGATTTTATGAAAACGGAAATTGAACCTAATGAAAAAGGATATTTTCAGTTTGAATTACCTACATCTAAAAAAGTTGTTGAATGTAAATTACTAAATATTGGTGAACAAGAAGAAATTGATAAAATACAAAGTTCTTACCCAAATGGTATGGTTGCACCTGTGGCAACAAAAAGATTAGAAAAACAAATTGTTAGTATAGATAACGATGATAATAAACAAAATATATCTGTGTTTATTACACAAATGCCAATTTCAGATGCTAAGTACATCAGACAACAATTAAGGTTGGCAGAACCTCGTCTTGACTTGAGAAGAGAAATTTTAGCCCCGTCAGGAGAAAAAGTGAGTGTCAATGTCACTTTCGGGGCGGAGTTTTTTCGACCTTTCTTCTGATTATAAAAAATCTCAATTAGACGAATTTTATTTTTTGGTGAGATATGCAAATTTTTCATATCTTGATATGTTAAACATGCCTGTTTTTGAAAGAAAATATTTTGTAAATAAAATCGTGGAAGAATTTGATAGAAAGCAGGAAATGTATGAGAAACAAAAAAATAAACAATAATCTATTTATTATTAAATAATAGATAATGTTTTTTGAAGATAATAATGCGGGAACTGGTGCTAACACAGGACCATTTGCAAGTCCAAATAATAGTGGTTCTTTTATTAAGAATGCTGGTGTTGCTGCTGCACAATCAATTAAACCTGACGTTTTAATTGAAGGTTTAAAGGCTGTAGAAAACCAAGCAAAAACAATGGCAAGTTCCGTATTTGGTCAATACGGTGCTGTTTCTCGAACTATACAAAAAAGTTTAATTGAATCTTTTGACACAACAGTTCAGATAGGTGCAACTTTAGAAGATAACGTTAACATTTATAAGTCAATTTCATCATCACTCCAAAGAAATAATTATCTTACATCACAACAACTAGAAAGCTTAGTAACATTACAAAAAGCAACCAATATGACTGCTGAGGAGATTGGTGTTATGGTTACAGGGTTTCAAGATATGGGTCAAGGTACTGATGTGGCGATAGAAAAGACATCTGAATTGGCAAAAGTTGCTCGAGGTTATGGTCTTAATGTAAATCAATTTCTAAAAACTACTGGGGATAATCTAAAGTTAGTAAATGCTTATGGATTTCAAGACGGGGTTACAGGTTTAGGTAGAATGGTAGCGAGAGCACAAGCTCTTCGTATGGACTTTTCAAAGATAACAGGATTAGCGGCCCAATTATTAAGTCCTGAAAAAGCAATAGATTTAGCCGCTGAGATGCAAATATTAGGTGGTGCTGTTGGTGATTTAGCAGACCCATTCAAGTTAATGTATATGGCTGAGAATGACATGGAAGGTCTTCAAAATGCTGTTATCGATACTGCAAAATCTGCGGTAATGTTTAATAAGGAAACGGGACAATTTAAAATCACTGGTGTTGAAATGAGAAGGTTACGTGCTCAGGCAGATGCTTTGGATATGTCTTATGAAGATTTGGCAAGCACTGCGATTAAGGCTGCTAAAGAGCAAGAAGTAATGTCACGTCTTGAGTTTACTGGTTTAAATGAAAAACAAAAACAATTAATTGCTAATTTAGGTGAGATAAATAAAAACGGAGAAGTTTCATTAACATTCCCAGGTTTAGATGGTGTTACAAAAACAATTACTGATTTTACAAATATATCTGCAGAAGACCAAGAAGCCATTCAAAAATATCAAGAAAATGCAAATAAAACCGATAGACAGATTGCAGAAAGTCAGTTAAGTGTTTTACAAAGACAAAATGCCATATTATTAGATATACAAACAGCCGGGTTAAGAGCTGGTGGTTATGCTACGGGTGAAGTTGGTACTATAGGTGAAGACCTTGAAAGTTTAATGATTGCAGTTGCCAATGCTACAGGTGAAGAAACCACAAGAACAATAAAAGATTTTGTTGAAACAGGACAATTAACTAAATC